TACGCATCCACAATTTTCAAATCGTAAAGTATAACGCGTAAAGACAAGGCATGCCTTGTCTCCGTATAAACCCAAATAATCATGGCCTACGTAACACAACAAGAAATAACCACCCATCTCGGTGCGGCTCAAATATCAGCCATTAGCGATGGCGATGACACTGCACTGGAATTCGCCATTGATGCTGCCGTCAAGGAAGCTAAAGGCTACTTGCAAGCATTTGATATCGCGACTGAACTTGCAAAAACGGGCACTGATCGTAACTCGTTGCTTATGGTATTCATCAAAGATTTAGCCGTATGGCACTTTGTTAATATCTGCAACGTAAATACAAGCTTGGAGTTACGCGAAAACCGATATAACCGCGCTGTGGCATGGCTTAAAGAGGTTCAGAAAGGCAATGTTATCCCCGATCTTCCCGAAAAAACAAATACAGATGGAGAATCTAACAATTTGCCATACAAGGTAACAAGCAACACAAAACGCACTAATCACATCGAATAATATGGCTGAGAATAAAACAAATCCTATTGGGTTCACGGCAACCGACAAACCAATGATCAGCAAGCCGGGACAAACCGTCATCCAAACGATGGTAGTTCGTCCATCTCGTATAGAATCGGCAGATATTAGTACCTGGACGAACGCTATCAACTCATTCAAGAATGGTACCAGAACAGCATGGTTTAATCTCTGTCAAAATCTGTTATCCGATGGAGTGTTGGCTGATGCTATTGATAAATTGGTGGAAGAGGTCACAGGTTCCGAAATTGCGTTTCAAATGGACGGTCAACAGGTTGACATTATCAATGATATTATTGATACGCCCGAATTCGAAGAGCTATTAAAAGAAATTGCGCTATCCAAGGTTTATGGACGTTCAGTTATTGAGGTTGGCTTTACTCCGGCTTTCGATGTGTTCAGTTTTCCACGAAAAAACTGTATTATCAAAAACATGGATAAACCGCTTTCTGAGCGTATAAAATTCATTGCATCCAAAGAAGGTGATACATCCGGTTATGATTATAGCAAGGATGAGTTTATTTTCGAGGTAGGGAAAGATGATGATTTAGGGCTTATTTTCCGTGCCGCGCAATATGTTATTTATAAGCGCGGAAACTTCGGAGACTGGGCACAATTTGCCGAAATTTTCGGCATGCCATTCCTGTTGGGTAAATATAACTCAACTGACACCAATGCCCGTGATCAGCTTTTTGAAGCCTTAAGTCAGATAGGTGGGAAGCCGGTGGCGGCAGTTCCGAAGGAATCTGATGTTGAAGTGGTACAAAATTCATCAAGCGGTTCGAGTGCATTGTATAAAGATTTGAAAGACGCCTGTAACGAAGAGATATTGATTGCCATTCAGGGCGAAACAATGACAACTTTGTCAGGATCGTCACTGTCGCAGTCTAAAGTGCATCAGGATACAAATTCCAAGAAAGGCAAAGCGCTGAAGCGTTACGTACAACGCATGCTCAACAAACACCTGGTACCGCTACTAATAAAGCGCGGTTATCCCGTTGTAGGTGGTAAGTTCGTGTTTCCAAAATCAGCAACCGACATAACGGTGGAAGAATTATCAACCTTGTCCGAGATTCTTGACATTCCGGCTGAATGGGCACATAACAAATACGGTATCCCAATGGCAAAAGATGGGGATAAACTGGCTAAGAAGTCACAAACTGCTACGCCTGTCAATCCCGATCCAACGCCACTAGACCCTACCCCTGCAACACCGTCGCCAAAGTCACCATCGTCGCCATCTTCAAAAAAACCGACGGCAAAACTAGCTGATACGGAATACGACAGAACTTTGATAGAAAAATTCATAAATCTATTTGATTTTTTCGCAAACGCCCGGACGCTGGGGAGCCGGGCAAACTTGAACGCGAAATCAACGAACAATACACACACAGCCACTAACGAGATGTCCCCTTTTAAAGGGGACGAGCACGAAGTGCGGAGGGGTTCGGGGTTAAACCTATCCGATGATTACTCTATAAATGTAAACGAACTTGTAAACCGTGCAATACGCGAACTGTACGACGACAAAACAAAGCGGGATGAACTGATTAACCGTAACCTGTTCGAAGCAACGTATACGCCACTTATTACAGCCATTAGCACTGAATTGGCGCCAACGAATGACAATGCATTTATAAATCAGTTTTCTGAAAACACGGCTGTTTTTTCGGCATTTAAAAACCATTTACAAACCAAAGAAATAGTAGCTCTTTTGGTGGACGAAAATGGAAAGCTAAAGCCATTTTACAAATTTAAGAAAGATGCCTTACAAGTATCACAGAAATACAATGTAGAGTGGTTGAAAACGGAATATAACCAAGCCGTCAGAACAGCTCGTACAGCGGCCAATTTGAAGGGATGGGAAAAGACATTAGACCTGTATCCTAATCTCGAATACATGGAGACAACGGCCAACGAACCTGATGAAAAACATCTAACTTATGTTGGCACTATTTTACCATTTAATCACCCATGGTTTAAAAAACACATGCCTCCGAGCCGTTGGGGTTGCCAGTGCTCGGTTCGTCAAACCGACAAGCCGGTGACTGCTGTTCCGGATGGTGATTACAACGCCCCCGGATTCGATAATAATCCGGCAGAAACAGCACAGATTGTTGATGTCAAGGAAACGGCATATTATAAAAATACGGACGCAAAACAACGTAAAAGCATTATGGCCGAAGCCGAAAAGCTTTTAAAAGCAATTGCCGACGAAAAAGCAGCAGAAAACAACCCGTAGAGACAACGCATGCGTTGTCTCACATAAAAACGCATGCGTTGTCTCGCTTACATAAAAATGAAGGTCATGGATATCGAAGAATTTGCCAAACAATTTGAAAGCCGAATGAAAGAAGTGAATGAATTCATTCAGGGCGATGAAGTGAAAACCATTATGGGAGTAGAAGCTGTCAACCACTACAAAGAATCATTCGCCAACGAAGGATTTACAGACAAAACACTTGAAAAGTGGCAGGAAGTAGAACGCCGTAAACCGTCGTCTGAGTGGTACCGAAAAGGTAAAGCCAGCGCTGGGCGTAAGATATTAAGTGGAGAAACAAAAGAACTACAGCAATCAACCAATTACACCTACATTGCCGATGGTGTAAGAATCACAAATGCAACACCGTATGCATCCGTTCACCAATTTGGCGAAATGGCCAAGATATTTGGGCAAAAAGAGTTTACCATGAAAGCACGTCCATTTTTTGGACCATCAGTAGTCATGGTCGACAATATTAAAACCAAAATAACAAACGAAATCAAAAACAAACTAACTAAATAATCCCATGAAAGCAATTTATACCGACATTCTCGATCGGATTTCTCAAGCCGTTACGACAATAAAATGGGTTGATTACGACCGCGGGCAGCTAGACAATCAAAACCAACGACCGGCGCTCGCTTTCCCTTGCGCACTTATTGGCATCAAATTTCCGGACTGCCGGGACTTGACCGATCGAATGCAATCATGTAAAGCCACTATTACCGTGCGCCTGGCATTCGACACTATGAACACCAACACCAATGCTTCCGTCACATACCAAAAGCGAGATGTTGCGTTAGAGCCGCTCGACGTGATAGCTTACGTGTACAAGAACCTGCAAGCCTACGAAACCGGTAATTTCAACTCCCTGAGCCGAAAGTCACAAGGAGACGAAAAACGAAGCGACGGACTATTTGTTTACCAAATAGTTTTTAGCTGCGAAATAATTGATCAAACGGCCGAATAACAAAAAAGCCTGTGCAGATCTGCACAGGCTTTTTTGTTATTCGGTTAGTTTTTATTGTTTTGTATATACTCTAAAGCCGCCTGCAAGTGTTCCCATTGTAGTTTTTAGAACAGAACCGGTTATTTTACCTTTGATTGTTCCTGTCTTAGTTGTCCATGATACGGAATCACCATTTATCTTACAAGTACCATTGACTAAATATGTTCCTGGGAAAGATGCTGATCCAGATCGAACATTAATTTCCTGACAAGTTGATTCTGTTAGAAATTCTATAGTTGTAGTGCAGACACCACCATAAACTAACTTTGAAATATCATCGTTTGCAGTCCATTTTGTTCCAATATATTTACTTAATTCAACAGGATCATTTGATTGACATCCATATGCTATAATAATAATAGTTAATAGTAAAATAACTTTTTTCATACGATATAATTTAATTTGTTTGTGTTTTATTTTGCAAAAATAAAGAGTTTACCCGAATTAACAAGCAAACTCATTAAAATTTAAATTATTAATTTTTCGATATGTTATCTGTAGTTCTTCGGTATAGATTATCCATTGCTTTTTCAAATAAAACATTTAAATCTGTTTTGCTGTCCTTGTCTTCAAAAAAGAAATTGACATTGATAGCATTAGCTATTTGCAAGAATACGTCTAAATTAGGCTTATATTTTAGCGAAAAAAACCGGCTTACATTCGATTGAACTAATCCAGTTTCAGCAGCTATTTGCTGCTGTGTTATACTTTTGCTTTCTGCAATTTCTTTAAGAAGCAAGACGAGCAGCTTCCACTGCTCGTTTTGATTTGTATTTTGTACCATATATTAATAATTAGCTGCCCATTCAGCTATATCTCCGTAAGTTGCATTATCAAAGTCAAAATCGTAATCATCAAAATCAAGGCTTTCAAAAAGTATTCTTCCTATTTCTTCTTTGAAATTTTCCATCAAAAAAGAATCTAAATCAGAATAAGGGATAGTTTCATTTCCATTGCAATCTGTGTAAGTTTCAGTTTCTTCGCTGTAAAAACAATCATTTTCATAAGTGATTCCAAAATGTTCCTCTACATTTGGAAATACTGATTGAATAAAGTACATTTCACCATTAAATGAGAAGTACAATCCTTGACGTCCGTAACCTTGTTGTTTTGTTGTGAAATTAAACGTTTTCATAATAATTTGCCGTATTATACTGTTGCCGCCAGCTCTAATTGTTTGATGATGCAAGATTATATCAAATATGATATATAACAATAGCATTTATAGTTAAAGTTTATGCTCGAAGCTAACATTTAACTATAAATCTAAATTATTCAAATAATTTCAATTGAGTCGGGTCATCATCCGGCTTCATTTCGTCATCTACAGCCTTCTGATAACGCCAAAATGTCCTTTCACTAATACCAGTTGCAGGCTTTACTATATTTCGATACACCCACAACTTGCAGCGGTCCTGCCTGCCCGGCTCATAGTTCTGCCGGATAATAAGCTTTATCTTTTCAGCCGAAATACGCCGGCTTATATGTTTCGGATGTTTTTTAGCCATTTAATTACTATTTAAATTGTATTTACTCCCCAATACTAGTTAGGTTGAAGCATGAAAAAATTACCACCAGCATTTTGAAATATAGAAAGAATCGAAAATACGACTACTACCATAAATAAAATTAACTTTTTGACCAACTTTTATTGAGTTATAATCTTTTTCTGACATGCTTACATTATCAGAGTATTTGTCATATTTTACGGTTATGTAGAAATTTTTGGGATGATCAGTAGTTATTGGAACCATGACTTTTCCACTCATAATCATAGAAGTACTCGTATATGCTTCAGTTATATTTTTATCTGACACATATCCAGCTGCTTCTTTTTCTGTTAACCCAATTGAATCTACACCCAAGATTATTAGACCAGCCACTATTGCTATTAAAACTAAAGATAGAATCCACGTTAAAATACCAAGCAGGGCATACCAAAAGCCGCCTGTAAATGAATCAATAAACATGTCATAAAAAATTGAATCTCGCATAATTATAAATTTTATATATTAATAATAGAAAATTAAAAACAAATGGGGTTCTCACAAAAATCCATCTCTCCCCACCTTATCCGCATACGTCGGCACCATATCATGCACATGCCAGTATAGTTCCTCCCACGTAGGCAAAGGTCTCATTAAACCCCTGTCATCAATATAGAGAGAAGCATAAATCTTACGAGTATCTACCCCGCCATATTTGGCAACATCTATTTTGCAACTCTCATTAATGTAATCGTATTTAATTTCATTTTCTGCAAGCCACAATACAGCCTTTGCCAGTTCTACACCGATTCTGCAAGTCCATATAATGATGGTGTAGCCTTCATACTTAAGCTTATTTATCGTGTCTTTCGCTCCCGGTATCATTTCCCCTATTTCGGGAAATTCATCCTTTACAATGGTACCATCGAAGTCAATTGCAATAATCATATTTTCTCTTTTAATTTTAAAATTTCTCGTTCAGCAGACGCCAGCATTTTAGACACCGCTAAATATTTCCTAGTCAGCATTTCATTCTCTCTCTTAATTCTATCTACATCGTCACCCACGTCCTCACTGTCCCCCGATGTAAACCGTCCCTCCGAATCCCGCATGCGTTCAGTTGTCCCCTTAAAAGGGGGCGAGCAAAGCGGAGGAGTTACCCCAAACTTTAATACCAACTGTGTTTCGCATACTTTTTTCATTTAAACCTATCTCTAAATTTTTGCAATCCATCATTGTCCCCTTCCAAGGGGACGAGCGTAGCGGAGGGGTTTTCTTCTTGTTTTATCTCCCCATACCTTTCATTTATCCATTCATTCAGCTTATCAACTGTCTTATTGCTCACCTCGCAATGATACTTGTATTTTCCGAAGTCAATAACCGTTTTTGAAACAATACCACCCATGCAGGAAAAACTATTGAAAAACACTCTGTAATGCATCAAATCCATGCCACTTGTCCGCATGTCCCGAAACAACTTACCAACTGAAAGCAGAACTCCTGAGGGGCTATCTACTGCATTATTCCATCCCATAAACTTCCATTCCTTAGGAACTACCAGTTTTTCAAAGAAATCATTGCATAACCGGTTAAGTTCCTCAGCCGTTTTAGCCTCTTCGCGTCCCCAAGTACCTTTACTTCTCGGTTGGTAATGTTGTTCTACCATATCTGAAACTTGTAAAGTGGATACATGCCATTGGTTTTGTCAGATCATATTTACCTTTTTCAAACCAATCTCTAAAATCCCTTTGGGATAACCCGTCATTTTCAGCAGTCAGGTAAAACGGAAAGTCGCGAAATATCCCCCCTTCACACTTAATGGCCATACCGTCATAAGGCTGTTCAAATTCCGATTGATAAATAGCCTCCTGAACTCCTACACCGCTATCTTTATCCAATCGAGCAAACTCTATTTGCTTATTTCCTTTCACATATTTGCCAAGTGTGTGATACTTCAAAACTATCACGGCATCACCGGCCAACACTGCGTCAATTCGTTTTTTCCAAACAGAAAAATTCCCACGGAAAGTATGAATTTTCGGATCACAACAATGAAATTTTGTAAGATTGAAGTTTGACACTTTTTCTATTTCATTATCAGAAAGAAGTCCAAATGGTATTATTCCCGAAAGTATTTTCTCTACAAAATATGTCGGCTCTCCTTTTTGCGGGTGATATGCCGGAAATGTCCGACTAACCATTATCACGTATGTTTTGATTTTGTTTTTCATTATGAATATAATTATAAATTTACCCCCCCATTGAATTGCAATAGCTCTTGCTAAACCTGTTGGAGTTTTACTTCTTTCATGACCTTTACCTTTTCCGAGTTTTCCAAACTTACTGTATTTAGATGTGCCTGATTTTGTTTTACTCGATTTGTAAATTATATATTCAGGTTCGACTGATGTTTTTTTCTCAAATAAATTATCCGATAAATTATAATATAACTTTGGAAGATTCTTAAGCCATAAGCAGGTTGATTTTTGATATGGGTCTCCAAAATAATACGGTTGAACAATTTGATCTGGCTTTCGATAAATAGTTGACATTATTCCAATTGGATTTTCAATTGCAATTTTTTCAACCGGAGCATTTACCACTTTCATGAAAAAATCAATTGAAGCTTGTTGCCTTCCATCTGCAATTTTTTCCTCAAAACTTCCCGATCCAGAAACTGCTAAATCTGTACATGGAGGAAAAAATATACCTACATCTGGTTTTATTAATTCTATAGCCTCAAAAACATCCATCTTCAAATGCCATTCAGGATGCCCTCCTGAGCAATCGATAATGTCATTTGAATATGCCTGAATTCCTAATTTCCGGAGTTCAATACAAACCGCTTGTGATTCTTCGCATCCAATTAAGAACGTCATATCATGTAAAATAAAATGTTTTACCCGATCCGCTGCCGAATCGTTGTTGTTTAATGATTGTTGTAAACGGAAGATCGTTTTTGTTTATCTGTTCAAGTGCCTGTTTTATGGGGGTAGCATTCGTAAAAAACTTGCATTCCCTGTCTTCGTACTTTACTTTCAAAATATACCGCCCATCTCCATGCGCTGTCTTTACGTTAGCTTCAAAGTCCAGCACTTGTATTTCGACGTTTATTACATCTTGTATAGAAATTACCGGAACATTGAATATATTTTTATCTTCAGGCGGCTTTACACCCAAATCAGAGAACTTTTTCATTCAGTACTTTTTTAAGTAGATGCTTCGAGTCACAATGTTTTGCCCAACCCAACCAGGGAGCTATTTGCATCCGGTAACTTTTCGCATCAATATCCTTTTTATTCAACTTTGCAGCCTTTCTGCAAAGCCGTTTTTTAATCGATTTACGCATTAATATGTGTGTATGATAGAATTTATAACCCACGAAGTCAATACCGCGAGAATCAACCGGAAATACTTGATAATTGCCTTTTAATTGTATGTTTAATCTATCCGTAAGATAATCGTTGATATCAACCAGTAAACCGTGTAAATATGGCTTATCAGGTGCCAGTATCACCATATCATCAGCATATCGGTAGTAATACTTTACTTGCTTAGATTCTTTCAACCAATGATCAAAATAACTCAGATACAGGTTGGCGAAAAACTGACTCAGATAGTTTCCTATCGGAACACCAGGAGCAGAATCAATAATCAGATCAAGCAATTCAAGCAACCGGTTATCTTTTACCTTCAGTCGGATAATGCTTTTCAGTACATCATGGTCAATACTCGTATAAAACTTTCTTACGTCCAATTTCAGGCAGAACTGTGTATTTTCAACGTCTTTTAAATCCCGTTTAATCGCTTTTAAAACGGCATGAATTCCGCGCCCCTTGATACAGCTGTATGTCTGCTGAATGAAAATACTTGTCCATATTGGCTCCATTACATTCATAATGGCATGGTGAACCACTCTGTCCCGAAATGGTAACCGGTAAATCTCGCGTTCTTTCGGATCGTAAATGGTAAATATGCTATATTCCGAAGTCCGGTAAGTTCCGTTTATCAATTCATCCTGTAGCTGTCTCATGTTGCTTTCCAACTCTTTTTCAAAGAGCCGAACACCATATGTATGCGCTTTACCCTTTCTGGCTTTTTCGTAAGCGAGAACCATATTATCCTCGCTGCATACCTGAGCATATAAGTTATTGTATCGTTTCATTTCTTTGCTTTTCGTTTGGAGCTTTCGGTTTCCTTACCAGCACCTTTTGAAGTTTGTTATTTTTTTGCCAAGTGGCAGGGCCTTTATCCTTGTATCTTTATTTCGCATAGGTGCGAGGTGTTACCTGCATTCGCATTCGAGTTATCGTAATTCGTATCGTTGAAAACGAAACCACTGGAAGACAACCTCACAAAGACAAACAGCCTGTTTTATTTACTTCAGAATGATTCTGCTGTACACTTCGGTAAATTGTCGCCCTGCATATTCTGCCATTTCCTCAGATGGAAAGCAAAGGCGCGAGGCGCAACCCGCATTCGCATACGAGCAATCGAAATACGTACCGCTGAAAACGAAACCACCGGAAGACACTTTAAACCAAGGATACCACTTGTATTGATCAGTATCATTCCAATCGGCCTTCCAATCTCCAACTAACGCTCTGGTGATTACTACCGCTTCATACACTGATTTGAAATATTCGCGAAGCTCTTCAGGTACTTCGTTGAATTCAGGTGTTGCAGGCATACCTGTTACGTTCAAAGCATCTTCTACTGTTTTGATGCTTTCCATTTGTGTTGCTTCTACTTTTTCCATGTGTTCAAAATTGTTTGCATTTAGGCTGATTATTTAATAAAATCTGAATATAATTGTAAGAATTGTTTACCTGCATAAGTGGCTAATTCGTCACTCTTAAAGCAAAGGCGCGAGGCGAAACCCGCAAGCGCAGCCGAGAGAACGCAAAACGCATCGCCGAAAACGAAACCACCGGAAGACACTTTAAACCAAGGATACCACTTGTATTGATCAGTGTTCAGCATGTCAGGTTTCCATCCTTCATTCAATGCGCGTGTGATAGTTTTGATTTTCCGATACGTTATTTCATCATCGGTAAAACTAAGTAGTTTGAAAATAGATTCGTCTAGTGGCTTTTCGCCCAGCTCTAAACAGGCATCTTCGTAGGTTTTAACTCTATCCATAATGCTTTCGGAAAAAAAAGCCTTTCCAAAAGTATCTTCAAGTGCTACCTTGAATTCCGGAGTTGCATCCTTGTACAACTTCCTTGCATTTTGTTCTGAAATTTGTAATGTTTTCATTTTGTTATTTTTATGTGGAAGTACAAAAAATGCACTTCCACTGATTAATTTAAGCAGCCTTATCATCGGCATCATATTTAAACACATCCATAATGAGGGTCTCCGTAATAGCAGCTATTTCATAGTCTGCCATTGACCCTTTCATTCCTTCCACTACGCCTGCATTAGCCTCTTTGGTGTCATTAGCCTGAACTAGCATGCTAACGGCTGTTCTGCGTTCAACACCCTTATCTTCATCCAAGCAGATAAACATCACTTTTGCGCGATACCATTTATCTCCATTTTCATTGAAGAACATTTCGTTTATCTTTGCCCTACGAATAGCTGTTACTGTGAATTCACCACTAATAAACGGTCTCAGTTCCTCAATAATTCTTGTCTCAGCTTCAGTAAATGACAGTGCATCTACTAAATACGTTTCACTCACTTTTACGATTTTACCCTCTTCGCCGGTTTTTTCGTACTTAATTTTACACTCGAACCAATTATGCATAATTTTTTTGTTTGTGCTTTTCCAAAGTTTCTTTTACGTTGGAAAAGCTGATTATTATATATTTGAAAAATTCAATTCAATAGCCTCATAAGCCCCTGCAACATCTTTAACCGATACCCGGTAATAAACTTTCGAATCGGGTCGACGCTCGGCTTTTTTTATCAATTTGCAAGCTTCAGTAAGCCGGGGCTCTTTTGCTCTCTCTTCGTATCTGAATAGAGGTCCTGTTTTTTTTGGATCAAGCTTTCCACTTTTATTGTCAAAGCAACTAATAACCATATCCTTAACAAAATCCTTATCCGATTCAATAGAACTCCCAAGAAACTCATGTAGAATCTCTTTAGCTGCCATGATCGTTTGATCATCATACTGCAAGGCTTCATTTACTGACCGTTCAATCTTTATTGACCGATCGAAATTATACCATGTGTAGTTTCCTTTGAATTTAGCATCCCGTTTTATCTTATTTTCATCTAAGAAAGCCTGTTCGGCTTCCTCACAGAGCTGTTTAATCTCCTTTTTAAAGGCAATTAAACGCGCATTTACCGCCAACGCATCTTTTGCCAATCGGGCCGAATGAACTTCCATTAGCCGCTCTGACTTTGTCACGCGCTTGTATGGTATTCGAGTCCCCGACTCATCTACCCACGTTTCGTTTTTACTTGTTTGTGTCATTTTTTTATTGATTTTATTATAAATATTAATATTTCGTAGAGTACCCAAAAATTAAAACATGAAAGAATGATCAATCCTATCAAAACTTTCCAAAACGGGATTTCCTTATCTTCCATCAGATTGTATTTTAAAAGTGGATAGTTCCTCAATTCCTCCGGACAAACTTGTATTTACACTCTCATTAAGTGTGTAATATTTTACCTCTAAGCGATGCAAATCATTGCATTTAGCCTCATAATCCGGATGAGTGATTGGATTTTCTTCAAACCATTCAACTACCCGTTGTATCTTAGCATTTATTTCCTGTAACCGCTTATTAGAATTTATCTTTTTAAGCTCTTCCTCTTCCATTTCTTCCACAGCATCTACTCGTTTATAAATTCCTTCACTCTCATATTCTTCAAGAGACATTCCAAGCTCTTTAGCACGCTTTCTATGGTACCATTTCAACCGGATTGCATTCTGAAGTTTTAACCGCTCTTCAGGGGTTATTGGTCTACGCGTATTCTTCGTTTTTAAGCGTTCTTCATATTCTTCAACCGAAAGTCCTAGTTTTTTAGCTCTTCTTTTCCGAACGCTTTTACGGGCAGCTATTTTATTAGCCTCTGCTATCTCTTCTTTTGATTTTTTCACAGCACATCTAATTTAAAGTTGCCAAATAGTCAACCTGATCTTGTGTCATTGCTGTCACCTTATTCAGGTCCTTTGTTTTGTTATTAAAGGCATAATACAAGCTTTGCAACCTTTCTTTTGGAATCTGATTAAAATCCGATACAGAACAAGCATTACAGGCTATACCTTTCACTTCATTAATTGAGCTTATACATCCCATTGCTTTGCGCCATGCAAAAATGGAGGCAATAAGCCGTTTCCGCATTTTGTCAAGCTCATCAAGTACGGGGTTCACCTTCTTATCAAGTGCATCACATACCTGTATCAATTGATCGATCGTTAGATCAAGCGACGTAACCACTCCATATTGCGCCAGTATAGCCAGTTTTCCGTCGTTATCAATTCCGGCCTTTCCAAGTAGCACATGCAATTTTTTTACAAGTGCCGTTTTTTGTTTGTCCATAAAAGTTTTTGTTGCCATGTGTGTCTATTTTTTTATTCGTTATTATTTTTTATTCCGTATTTCTCTGCTCGTTCTCTCCAAATTACATAATGCCCTGTTTTACCAATATATCTGCCTTTAGAATAAGCCACATACCCCTCAACAAGTATTTTCAAACAGGCATCATACATTACCGATTTAGCGCTACGTCCGGCGGGCAATTTTCCATCTGCATGGCTGATAAATACGATTAACTTGTTTGGAAATTGAGTTTTAAAATTGATATAATCCCGGTAACTCATCTGCGTGTACTGAAAGGAGTCTATAATCACTATTCTAGGACTCTTTTTTTGTTTCAGTCTAGCTGTAAGATCAGCCATATTTTCATTTACAATCAGCAGCTTTCGTTTCACGTCATTCATTCCAAAGTTTTCGAACGACTTCCGGAGCGTGTGGCTTGTTCCTTCCTCCCGGCTAACTAAAAGTATTTGATCTACAAAGTCAGCAAGGCATTTAATCAGTTGGAGTACAAAACTTGTCTTTCCGTTCCCTGAGTTTCCCCAAATAAACCAAACTCC